GTTGTCTTGCGTCTTGTCGCGGCCTGCCTCTTTCTGGTCTATGAGACAAGCTGCGCAGTAAGACGCGGTATCTTTTTAGTTGCTAGCCGCGCCGGCCCAGGGCACACTTGAGCAGGCCATGAGTCACCTCCTCAGTTGATTTTTGCCTGTTCAATTTTCTTGAGAAATTCTGCCTCTTCCTCATCGGAAAGCGGTTGCACCGTGGTATCAACTACGTTGCTCTTTATCTCAAGTTCCCTGATGGTTTCCCATGCCTGTGTGTCATCGTCTTTTTGGACTTTTGCTTGAAATGCGGCCCTGATAACCTGATCTTTCAGCATCATGGTCATAGTACGATAGGCAATGATCTTTGACATGGCACCTCCTCAATTGACCTTGCTCTTACTCACATGTTGAATAATCGCCAGCTCCTGTGCCCTGGCCTGTGACCATTTCAGCGCGAGTTCATCCATGACGCCCGCAGGCACGGAAATCGAGAGCACCGTAAAGCCACTGACACTGGAAATCACCACGCCCTCTGGCGTGAATTGAACGTTGAGTGCTGACGCGGCCTGTGGAGGCGGTTGCGGATGGAGGCCGTTTTCATCTGGCATGATTGTCTTCTTTCTGTGCGAGTTGCTCTTTGCAGAGTGCTTTAATCTCTGCCTTCAGCATCATGTACCGGATAAAGCCTCGCTGTATTTGTTCATCCTCAGCATCGTCCCCAACCAGTGGGGGTTCTTGCGCGGTTTTTTGCTCAGTGCGTTCTATCAGATCGAGTATCTTCTGTGCAAGTTCTTGCGCTTGATTGTGCCCGATTGCTGCCTGAATGTCGTCAATGGGAATATACGTTTGAATGATTTTCTCGAAACCATCCGCGTCAATTACCTCATCATCGAAGATGACATGCAGGCAAGGAATCCCATTATGTTCAACAACCTGAAACCGATAATCGCTCATTTCTTGCCTTTCACAGAAATAAGCTCAACAGCACCGCAAGCAGCGCCAGCACGGCCACAATGCCATAACACACGGCGCGAATGACGGAACGAGCAATAGCCGCGCTGATGGCAAGGTCGCCCGCTCGTACGAGCACAAACAGGAGCAGCACGAATAACGGTTGAATCAGTGTTCTCATCACGCTTTCTCTATCCAGTGCCAGGTACGAGGCTCTGGCTGTTCAGAATAGTGGACTGAAGTAGCCCATAACAGACCCTCAGAAGCTTTCCCTGCAAGAAAATCATTGGTACAATCAGTGAATACCAGTAGATTCACTGTTCCGCTTTCTCGCATCTGAGGCCATACCTTTACAATGATTGCAGGCCGGTGTTCCCCTTTTGAGTATCCATCAGGCAAGACAAAATGTACGATTCTTCCTTCGGTTAAGCCTTCCATGTCATTTCTTCACTTTCTGTGCAACGTCTTTGGCAGAGCGTTGATAAATCGAGTCGCCCCAGGTGGGGTCACTGGATGTACCCACGAAGTCCTCTAAGCTAGCATTCCCTGATGAATAGAGGTCATAAGCAGCATCAGAGCCAAGGATCGCTCTCTGTGTGGCCGCGTTTTGCTTGTCAAACCAGTCGGAGCCGCTTTCAATGTCGATGCTCGTGTCTTCTATTCCCTCAGTATTTATACCGAGTGGCGAGAGGATATCATCCCACGATTTCGTCTTTGGCAACATGCTACACGCCCCGTTGGGATGATCGTCTAATTCCTCATCTAAGCCGTGGTGCGTGCCATGCATCGCCACACAGGCGCTACAGGACGATTTCAGCAGAGCACACACCCAAATCCACCCATCCACAACATCATCGTTGGCCCGAAACGTCTCTAAATTTGCGCTTCTGTACGCCCTGATCTGCTCACTCCTTGCGATGGTGAGTGCCCGCGAACGTGAGATAGAGAGGGCATCTTGCACCATTGGCGCGATTTGGCGTGGGTTGTACCCCAGGCTCACCCCTGTCAGCAGTGCATCCTTTGCACCTTGCGCTGCCTCCGCACCGAAACCAGCGAACAGATCAGAGAGCGGGCTACCGGCCTGGGTTGCCCCGACAAGATCGGCAATAGCAGAAGGCGATGGGACGCCAAACGACCACTTGATACCAGGCGGCACACTGGCTTGCATAAGTGCCTGTGCTGCGCTCGTGCCCATCATGACGCCCTGATGTTGGAGTTGCCCTGTCTGCATCCGTGCGAGTGTCCCGAAATAGGTGATCTGCTGTTCGATGAAGGCCGTGAGTGCCTCCAATCGGTTTGCTTCGTACAGCCATGAGAGCGGTATCTCCTCTCCTGTGTGTTGCTTCTCTGCAATCTGCTGGTAGAGCCTGTCGAGTTGTGGCTTGATGGTAGCCAATACATGAGCATAGGCCGCTTCAAGCTGCCGTTCCGCTTGCGCCTCGTGTGATTTGAGTTGCTTGCGATACTCGGCGATGACTTGTTGGAGGCGACCTTTAGGCATATTCCGCAGCCTCTATTTTAAGAGAGCGTGTGATGTTTTGTTTGAGTGCGTCAATGTCGATGAAATCATATTCTGGCTTCGGCTGATCGTACCGACTTGTGAAGATGAAAGCGGGACGGCTCTCATCGTCAACTTTGACGCCGCGCTCTAACTCGACTTGTGACAGGTTCCAATCGCGTATTTCTGGTATCCGGTCAATGGTCTCGCTAACAAACGCACGCATGTCTGTTGTCTCGATGAAATCAGGCAGAAGCTTATTCAGCTTCTCAACGACGATTTCAGCCTGTCGTGGCAATTGCCCTTGAAAGGGATTTTGCCGTATCCCCCACTTAACGACTTCTGCGATAAAGGCTATTTTGAGAATAACCATCACTTATTCCTTCCATTCCTGTAAGCGTCTTGAACCTGGGCCAGCATCGTAGCACTTCCAACACAGATAAATCGGATGCTTCTCTTTGCCTGATCTCTCTCGAAATCTGGCAACATTCTCGGTCATATGGCACTCCTCACACTCCCATGGAAGCCATTCACCCATAAGCAAACGCTTATATGGCACTTCCCCTAACTCTTTGAGCAATTCCTCGTAACCCACTTATTCCCTCTCTAAAAATGGCCTTGACTCATTGCTGATCTGACATTTTAGCAAAGTTCTCCGCATAGGTAAATTCTTGTAGCTGTTGATCTGCTGCGAAAAACAAGGTATCCTTATCTACATAAGTAAGTTCTCTGGGGGCTATTCCCCATCTCAGGCTAAGTAGTTGCCCTCCAATGGTTTTCCTGATAATCAACGCGTTTGGCCTCACGTCTACTTCAAACCCTTTTTTCTGGATATAATCAATGAGGATTTCGATATCCACCCGCTCACTCATTGTCCTTGCCCTCCCTCTGGCGGTCTACCGATGAATTGCGGCCCTTGTTCCGGTTGCCCTGGCTGTTGTGGTGGTGTAGGTGGCATACCTTGCCCGCGTGCGAAGTTCACGAGCTTCTGTGCGTCTTCTGTCTGCGACAACTCCATTTCCTCATCGGGATCATAGCCCATTTCCCTTTGAATGGTTGAGTTCGATATCCCCACCTGTTTCTTGAGGATAGCCGCTTGTAACGATTGAAAATCATCCTCTGGGAGCGGGTCGACCCAGGGAAGCGAGATACCGATATCCCCGCTCATGTTGTTGAGCACGAGCAGCGCCTGGCACACATCGATGATGAGTTCCCCGTACAAACAGCGCTTCTCCTCTGTCTTCATCATGAGCGCCATGAACATGAGCCGGAGCGCAACGCCTGAAACCTGCCCACGCGGCATATCCTTCATCCGCCCCGTTGCGATCCCAGGAACGCGCGTAAGTTCGTCCATGTCGCTCCGCAGATCATCCGCAAACTCAAGCGCGTGCTGGAGGTCACTCGTGATTTGCACGGCGTCGAGTTTGGCGTCAGGGTTTGATGGCAAGATGGTAATCCGGCCTGGTTCACGGCTAATGGTCTGATTGTCACCCATTCCCTTGCCCCAAATGAACGGGCCTGCATAGAGTTTGAGCACCCGATTCGTGTCTGACTGGTTCAGGTTCAGCGCCTCGTTCATCCCTATCAAGTCAGGCGCGATGTCCGGTTCCCCCCAGGCGTCATTTGGCACCACCATGTTTTGACAGTGGAATATCGGCGCGAAGGGATAATCCCACACAATCGGGTCGCCTGCTGCTATCCAACCATCCTTTTTCGGTTGCATGCCAGGATTGCCGACCTGCGTCCAGTGCTGGATTTGCCACGTATCATCATCGTCTGGTTGCCCTCTAGAAGCGTTGCCATCAGGGTCAACCCGCATGATCTCCTCTCGGTACCAGACCGTCTTCGGCTGCCCGTTGATCTGCTCACTCTGGCTATATTGCAGGCAGTAGCACAGCACCGTTTCACAATCCTGGGGAGCGGTCTGCATACTCACAATAGCAGGGTCTACCACAACCAGCCGAAAATCGCCATCATCGTCTGGCACAATCCGCAAGAACGCGGAGCCTGCGATTGCGCCGTTCATGGCCAGCTTCTGAAGCAAGGGGATGCGCTGCTCTTTGCGTCCCCACACGTCATTCAGGAAGTCTTGCGCCTCTTTGGGTGCGCCTTCCTCTACGGAGATATCGAGTTCCTTGCCAAATAAGAAACCCACGCCCATACGCACCACGGCCTTGCACCTATTCGACAAAACATTGTCGTCAGGTTCGCCAGGCATGGGCTTGAGGGGCTTGTCGAGTTCGCCTTTGTAGGCACGCCAGGCGTCGGCGATGGTCTGCATGCGCTTCTTGTCGGCGTCGGTGATCTCGTAGGTCGGTTGCGCTTGTATTTGTGGGGGCGTCATGGTTTGGGTCATGGCTTCATCGCCTGTCTTTCTTCAAGAGTCTTTAGATAGCCGAGTAATTTCTGCAATGTCTTGAGTACAGCCTCAAATTGACTGTTTCCCTCGCTGCGAAAGGCAAGGTAAAACTGCTTCGCCTCATCGTTAGGCAGTCTATCCATGATCTCTTTGTCTTTATCGTCTGCCTGATACATCTTTCCCTCCTCAATACACTCTCTGGCTATATCTCACGGTTGACGGGATTAAATCAAAATAGGCTACCCCGTAGCGGTCACAGTCAAGGCCATGGTCTGACTCCTTCACCGGCTGCTCACCCCGCTTCATGCCTTGCCGCGTATCCCACACGTAACTCTCTGGCTCCTCAATCACACTTGTAGGCAATTTCTTACTCGCAAGCTCTGAGTCACGCTCGACCAGGCAATTGCGGAAGTATGAAAGGCGGGGCTTGCCATCACCTGCTGGCTTGAACCTGCTGGCAACCGCTTGTATGCCCGCTGAAACATTCTTCTGTGCGGGCATGGTCATGAGTCCTAAGTGCCGCTCTAACGTGGCTCTATCTTCCGCGTCATGGTCACAGATAAGCGCACGCGGAAGCGGATCACCGTCTTTCTCACCCCACCGGCTTACGCACCTGATATCCTTCGCGTGATCTTCTACCAACCGCTTCGTCATGTAGATTTCACGGTACACGAACAGGCGACCGTCGCCATCTTGCGCCGCCCAGTGGCAGACGAACGGGTTGGTAAAACCGAAGTCAATCCACAGATAGCGTGGCCACTCCTTCGGAATGGGGAACGGGTCAATGACGTTGCGATTGCGGTCAAAACTATCCTCGTACACGGTACCCTCAGCAGCTGCCCACAATCCATATCTGTAGCGTGCCAGGCGAACGCCCGTCAGCTTATCGAGTTCGCCGATGTAGCGGCGTCCGGCGTCTGTCCAATCTCGTGTAACAGCATCCCACAAAAATGGATTGTCTTCGTGTCGTGACAGGAGTCGGCGCGTCAGTCCGTCGTTCATGCGCACATTCAGGAAGTGGGTGGGAGCATCGGGGTTGAAGTCCATGAGCAGCTTCTGAAACCGTTCAGGCAGGGCGCTATTCTTCCGCCTGGCCAGGCGCATATGGCACATTTCGATATCGTCAAGATCGCAGTCGGTTGCCTCATTGATGTAGATGCCGTCAAAATCCATGGACTTGACTTTGCCTGGCTTGTCGAGGCCGTTCACGAGCATTGTCGAGCCGTTGGGATAGAGAAAGGCGGCGGGCTTGACCTTGTTGCCGCCGAAATAGCGCACGCCCTCACGCTCGTCAAGGATGCTTTCACGGTAGAGCGCAAGAGCGGAGCCTGCCAAGTCAGTGTTGCGCTTGCGGGCGACCAGCCACTTCGCACCGGGATAAGAGAGCAAGAGCACGTGGATGAAGTAGAGGATGGCGTGCGTTTTTCCGGTCCCGGCTGGGCCATCGACCCCTATCTCCAATTCGGGGTATTTTGCCAGTTCCAACGCTGCCCCGCGCAGTTCAGGCGCTTTGATAATATATTCAGGTTTGGAGGTAAGGGCAACACTCACAACTTTGGCTCCTGAAGATACCCGTTTGGCACTTCCCGAATCACCGTGATATTGGCCGCCAGATTGCCGTCTTTGGCAACGTCTAAGCCCATGAGCTTCGCACGTCGCTCGCTGATCTGAAGCAGACGATCCACGGCATAGAGGCGGTACGTGTTCTTTTTGTCCATGGCCAGCTCCCACACTTCACTTTGAAGCACGTCAAGCATGGCGCTCTCTTCACGCCGCAATTCATCCACGCTCTCAACAACCACACGCTGCATTTCACGCAAGATGGCTTTTCTGCATGCCGATGCACCGCCGTAGCCGGTACGCCTGGCTATTTCATCGAAGGTGAGTTTTTGCGCGCGAAGTTTGGCAGCTTCGGCAGCTCGGACGGCGGCATTTACATCACGATTTGGGACGATCTGTTTGACCGGAGGGGCGGTCACTGGTCGGATTGCGTCTGGTCGGTTCCACTTTTCCTTGTTGCGCCGTTCGATGATGGTCGTCTTGGACACCTGATACGCTCGTGCGAGTTCGCGCAAAGACGCGCTCCCGCTCTCGTATTCCGTTCTCAGTTGTGTCCAGTCAACGGTCATACTTGCCTCATCTTCGCCTCCACGGCATCTATACGCTGCTCCATCTCATCAAGATTTGTGCGGATAAGAGATATGCGCCGCCTGGCCTGATCTATCGATACTTCACGGCGTATTGTTTCGCAATTCACTTTCAGCCATAAAGCCTCTTCCTCAACGACGATGGCCACAGCCGCAAGTTCCATTTCATCGGCAAGCGCAACTTGCTTACTCATCGGCAAGCCACCTTCTTAGTCGGAAGACTCCACGCCAGGCATGATTTTGTGTCAATGGACACTCTGCAAGAAATTTGTGTAGCCTGCTTACCAATTGAAAAGCGATATTTCTCATTCTTCAACCCTCGGCAAATAGCACTTCACCCGCCGCGCCCGCGCTATCCCTTCCTCCAAGCTCACACACTGCGTCACAATCCTGACCATACGTATCTCCCGCTCACAGAACAGGGCGCAGTAGAGCGGATCAGGAAAGATGCAGTGGCAGCCGGTTCGTGGGGAAGTTGACCGGCTGCCCTGCACCTCGGAGGTACAAGACGGAGAAGAAGCGGGTATTTCTGTTTGCTTGCTACTCGTATTTCTCATAATGCAGGACGGGCATGAAATGCATATTGCTATTGGTAGTGTCAGTCAGTACCGATACTCTCACTAATGTGTTCTTAGTGAGAGTCTAAGGCCAATAAAAAACGGACGCTCCAATCCGGTGAAGGATTGAAACGCCCGTATAGTTTGCTAACTGCTGACGGCGCTGGTGTTTAGGCTGCTTGTTTCTTGGTGCGGAATTTGCGCATTGTCCAGTCGATCACGGTCACGACGCCCTTTTCCATTTTCAAGAGAAAACTGGCATAGCCCCCATTGGACTCAATGCTTGCCCCGATCATCTTATCGAGGTCGCGTGCAAGGTCAAGCGTCAAGTGCGGCAATCTCACCGCCTCTTGTTTGCCTGTTTCGATGCACAGCATAGCGATACTCCGCAAGAATTTGGGTGACGTGTGCAGGTGCTCCGATTGCCTTCAGTCAGTATCGCCTTGCCCAAGGGCCATTGCCGAAGTTCTGCACCTGCTGACTGTGCAGTCACTACCAGCACACTGGCCAGTTCCAGACTACACGCTCTGCATCACGTCCCACAGAGCACACGGTTCAATAATGGGCGTCTTGTTGCCAGTTTGCGCCCGCCCACATGGAACGGGCGCTAGTGTACTCCTGTCGAACTGGCGACGACTCCCGATATCTGCTGCTCCAATCATACATCACGGAGCCTGGGAGTGCAAGCCTGCTATCTCATCTACAGAAATATCCACATGTCCGCCCGAAAATGTGGATAAACTACCTATAGCATCGGGCGGTACGGTAATGGTACGCTATTCTTTGTCCCATTCAAAACGCGATTGAATGGAGTGTACCATCGCCTTTACACCTCTTTGGGCACTCTGCGAAGAGAGAAGGTCCAGATTGTTCGATGAGGCCACTAAAGGAGCGTATGCGTCATCTCACAGGCATGTCTCAGCCTATCTCCGCCTGTGAGAGATGGTTCCGCAAGGGATCGCGGCGAACACAGAAAAACACGCAAGCCAGGACACAGCCGCAAGGCTCCCTGGCTTGCGTGTTTTTGGGCGACGCTACATCTTCTCGCTCTCTTCATAGCTGACATCTCTTGGTTCTTGCCTGTTATGGTCTTTTTTCACTTCCAAAGACCACAATACCTCCCACGCCTCTCTACATTCCCTACACTGGCAAAAGTGCCCATCTTTATACTGAAATGGCAGCCCATCTCTGATACCAGCGGAGGCCAGCCGTGCTCTTTGCGCTCTGCTCAACTCCATCCTTCCCTGCTTTCTATGCCAGGGATAAGGCTCCTGGCAGGCCACTACTCGACTACACACTACTTGCTTGCTTCCGCCTTTCGCACTTCTTCAGGCTTGCGAACGTACCAGCCGTAGGTTCCCCTGATACTGAGAAGTCCACGACCGGCTTCACCAATGGCCGTTACGATGTTCACTTGCTTCTTCCCAAACTCATCAACAAACTCTACCTTGTCACCAACCTTGATACTCATCTTCGCTCCAATGCCGTCTAGGTGGACGGCGATACACTACTTGCCAGCCTCAACTGGCTGCAAACTCTCTTGCTTCCGCTTTACAATCTCACGCAATGCCGAAACCTCGGCAACGGTCATATCGGGGTCGCTCACCAGCCGATTCAACTTTTCCTGCTTGAAGCGTTCCCAGGCGCTATCAAGCTTTTCGTATTTGATGCCGTAGGCGAGGCCAAAGTCGGAGCGCGTCTTCTCGACTTCGCTCGGTTTTGCAATCGGGCTTGTTTGCGTCCCTACAGGCGACGGTGCCACGCTTGGGGGAGCCGTGGGTGATTTGCCGTTCCCTGATGATTGCGGCGGCG